AGTCATTAGTTCCACCCCAGTGCTTCAGCACAAATAGGAAATTGTTCAACGAACACATCACGAACTGCATTAGCTATATCCATGTGTTCTTTCTGTGTACCATTAGCAGAACGTAGATCAATATAATGTACCCATGAACGCACACTACCAGTCATATACAAACGTGTTGGTGTTGCTAGAGGGAGAACAAATCTCGCACACTCTTTAGCAATTCCTTCATCAAGCATCTCCTTGTAGAGTTTCATTCCATCAACAAAGTGTCTCTGCATTTTAATCTCAAAGTCTTGTTGTGTTAATGGATCAATGTCATCAATGCTATTCTGTCTGTTCTTTGTATCTTGACGGCGTAATGCTGGTAAAGGAATTGTATCACTCAACAAACTACTATCAGCATACCTCTGAGAGAACTCTTGGTATGTAAATGATCTGTGTCTTAGTATCTGTGCAGCAAGACCACGTGTAGTTTCAATCTCTACAGTCATGTGTGCTTGCTCAAAGACAGACCAGTGATTATGTTTGATACAATACTTTAGAAGACCTGCAACATTAGGATTTTCCTGATTGTTTGGGTTGCTGACTCTCGCCACGTACCCCATTGTCTTCTCCGCTTCTGGAGTTACTGTTACTAGTTTCACTGAGTTCATTATTAAATCCTTTTTTCCTCCTTAGTTTTTTTTGTTTAAGTAGTTCTTTTGATTCGTATAATTGTTTCTTCATATAGTATAGCTCTACATCAGAATACAATTGATCTTTTTTAAGTGCTGATTTGATTAATTTGATTTGGTCTTTTAGTCTCATAGTAGGTTTTATAATAAGCAACTAAGCCATTAGATATCTTGTGCCCTTTAGATAACCACTCTTCGGCACAGTTATATATTTTTGACTGACTATCGCAACTACCACCAAATTTATGAAGAAGAATTTTTAGACATTCCTCCCTCAACTTAAGTTGTTCGTCAGAATATTTTGAATCAGTCTGAGTGTCCATCTTTGTTTGTATCTATCCATATTTATGTTACAGATGCTAAGAGTATAGCATAAAAAAAGAGGGGTTGCAACCCCTCTCAGATATCAGGCAAGAATATGCTTACATATTTTCTTACCCTCGTGTTGATTTAGTAACGATGACTCAATTAAACATTCATAGTAGTCGTTTAGCTTTTGGTTTTCTTGTCCAAATGAGTCTATTGGATCTTCAAAGTGACGCCACTCATCTAACTGAGAGCGAGATAGAACATTGTGCATAGATTGCCTCCTTAACATCAGTCACATAACAAAAACGTGAAGGGTTCATGATACACCTCTTTAATTCTACCACTATTTATTTTCTAAATGTCTTAGTTTGCAAATATTGATACGAATATTATTGCCTACGTAATATTACTCAACAAAAAAGCAGGGGTTTTCACTCCTGCTTTTGTCTTTATAAGTAAGTGACTATGCAGCTACCAATTTCTTGGAAACTTTAAGTCCACGATACATTAGATCGTGTCTGTTACGCTTTGCATTCTCTTCGAGAACCTTAGCGTTATACTCTTCAGCGTCGTACTTGACGCCACGATAAGTGACTTGTGTCATTTGCTTTCTCCTGAAAGTAGGGTGGATGAAACCCGTTCCTTCAGTCGGCATTTGCGTCTCCCTTAGGAGATGAACGAACCCGTTCCGTGTCGGCTTACTTGCGCCCCTTCTGGGGTGAACGTATTGTCATGATAACATGACATAATTATTTAGTCAAGCTTTTTGTATTTCTTGATACTTTTTAATTACCTGCAAGATAAAAAGATGTTCCTCTAGCTTTACAAACCCGACGAACTTCAGCATTATAAACAGGAACGGTTCCATTACCAGTAACTAAATTCTTTGCAAAATCAAATGCTTCCTTAAAACGATTGAACTTAAAGACATCATCATATGTCTTTGCAGATACAAGGACACCATCCTTTCTCCACAGTTTCATCGTATGCCATTCACTTGGATCATCAAGTCTGCAATAAAAGATTGCCCAGTTTCCTGTTTGGTTTGCACTCATTTCTTTTTCTGGGGGTTTTGAGGAGGTTGGGGAGGTTGAGAAGGTTTCTTTACAGATTGCTTCTTTGGTGCCTTCCAAAGTTTAGGATTCACTCGACCTTGTGATTGAGTCATGTTACTGACCGCCTTGTATTTATCCCAATAGTGGTCAAAGATTTCTGATTGCTTAGGAGCAACAGCAATGTCCCATTTAGTTTTACCTTTGTCAATATATTCAATTAAGTATGCTGAATATGGAAGCGATGCATCGCTAGCCAGTTTTGGATCACAGTTCTCGTGAATAATATTCATTAGTAATTAGCTACGGTTTCCCCATTCGATTTGGGGGAAGGCTTCTTCAACGCACTGTCTGGTTATTTTCCAGCGTTTGCCGATTTTTCTGTCCTTCATAAGACATAATACATCAGCTTCGCCTTTATGTAAACCCTCTAGCAGTTGAATGAACAAAGTTTCTCTACGAGTCTGAGAAACACTTGCTCCACCCTTGAAGAATAGATAGAGTTTGCGGTACTCATGAGCAAGTTTGGTATGCTCTGTATCTTCTGGTGCTTCGTTAGCTTTGAAGGGAACTTCTCCTTCAGGAAGCATCGAGATAACACTCTCATCAAAGTTTGCAATCAGAATTTGTCTGAGTGCTGGTGTGTTATATTCCTGTAGAAGTTTAATTTTTTGTGCTTTTGTTTTAGCGTTGCTAACTTTTTGCAACACTTCATTTATTAATAATTGCATAACTATTGTGGTACCGTAAGTAGTATTTATTCCTCATCTTCTTCAACAGTTTCATTTAAGAAACGGACAGTAAGGAGTTCTTCATTGATCCAATGACCATTATCATCTAGCATCTCTGGATGAATATAGTCAACCTCTTCTTCTTGTGCTGCATATAAGAACTGATTTGTTTTATCACTCCATATCCAACCGACTAAACCTCCAAGTAATAAGAAGACTAATGATATTGCTGCTGAAAAATAAATCAAGATTGATGAATCCATGTCAACTCCGTGCTATGTTAAGTGTTTTTTTCCCACCTAATTTCAAAGTTGAAGTAGACTTTTCTTCTTAGGAGGTTTAATGTTTTTTTAAATTCAAACCCTTTCGGTTTGACTTCTTCCTTCGGTTTAGCCCTCCTAAGCATGAGCTCTATGCCTTTATTTATTTTAAGTTCTTTCATTTTTTCTTAGAAGATACTAAACCTTTTTTCAAAAAGAACTTAGCCATCTCGACTACACCTATAAACTGCATATCAGATTCACCTTCTTGAGAAATAATAATGTAGGGGAATCCCTGTATGTTAGGGAACTTTTTTTGGAACTCCATTTTATCCATTTGACCTGGTGCTCCTGGTTCGATTTCGGTATATTCAACGTCTGCTCTGCGACAAAGTTCTTTCGCATGACCACACATAGGACAACCTTGCATTGTGTAGATAGTAATGTCCATTAAAGAAGGGGTGTTTGAACCCCAGTATAACACAAATTATTTATTTTGTCTAGACAAAAGAAAAGGGATCCGAAGATCCCTTTCCATTTATGATGTAGCTATTCTACTTATATCAACCCCAAAGAACCTGCTGTGATTCCAACTGCAAGAAAGAAACTGAATTCTAAAATGCCATGATATGAATGAGGTATCTTTAAGAGTCTAGATGTCAATAGAGTAACTAAATGAGTCATTTTTGCTTGTGCTCCTCAGCATCGAGTTAACTTTTAGGTGTCATCTTATATGCACCAAATGCACTAGCAGCTACTGCTGCTACGATGAAGATAACTTCCATTACCCTACAGCAGGTGCTGTAAGTGCAACCTCTGTAGTCTCAGCAGATGCTAAGTCTAGAGGGAAGTTGTGTGCGTTACGCTCATGCATAACTTCCATACCTAAGTTCGCTCTGTTTAGTACGTCACCCCATGTAGGAACAACTTTACCATTAGCGTCAATAACTGACTGGTTAAAGTTAAATCCATTCAAGTTGAATGCCATAGTACAGATACCCATAGAGGTTAACCATACACATACAACAGGGAATGTTGCTAGGAAGAAGTGAAGTGAACGAGAGTTGTTGAATGATGCATACTGGAAGATTAATCTACCAAAGTATCCATGAGCAGCAACAATGTTGTATGTTTCTTCTTCTTGTCCGAACTTATAGCCGTAGTTTTGACTCTCGTTCTCTGTTGTCTCTCTGAT